AGTGGTGTTAGTGCACTACCACTTGTATTATTATCTATGCCTTTAAATTTATATTGGTTTACTACTGCCATTAATCTAAAAAGAAACTTCTAGCTTCTATCTCCTGTTTTAATTCTTCTTGAAACGTTGTGTTTAATTTTTCAAGAACTGCATCTAAATCTCTAACCAAAGATTGTGCTACATCTTCTTCATACTCTGAGCTAGCTCTTGTTAATGACTGTACTATTTTAGCCATTATGTTGTATACAAATTTTTAGCTCTATCTAACATTACTTGCAACATTTCATCTGTATTGGTTACACCCATGGCTTGTAGGTTTACTACTTCGTCAGGGTAATCATGTAGATATCTTAAAACTAATGAACCATCATTAGTACCACCACTACCATCACCAGTACCATCATCATTTTGATCAACTACTTCCATAATACCTTCACTTTCTCCATCTCTTAACACATAATTTCCTTGTGGGTTTAAAAAATAATTAGAGTCGGTATTACCAGCAGCGTCTGTATAACCAGATAATCTATCTTTCATATAACTTTCATAACCTTCCTTAGTTAAGTCATATTTTAAATTTGGGTTTCTTCTTTTTAAATCTCTAAAGTAGTCTATGTTTTTTGTTAAATTAATATCTCTAAGAGGTTTAGCAAAATTTAAAGCTGTTGTAAAAGGTGTGGGTAAACCAAAAGGTGCATTAATTTTTGAAACACCTGTATCATATAAATGATCTAATTGAGACTGACCTACTGCCAATCGAGCGTTCTCAGCTTGTCCAGGAGCTAAAGTTGGTGCTATTGACTCTCTTAATGCTAGACTTACATCTGGATTTTGATTTAATGGAACATTAACATTAGGATCTCCTCTATTGTCGGAACCAGCAGAAACATTATTGCTAGCAGCTCCACTACCAATATCTGATTTAGACGCTGATCCTCTATCCTTTCCAACTGAAGAAGAACTATAGCTATGGTAGGCTGCATCACCACGATATCCTGGTCTTGAACCATCCGAGGATTTTGCAACTCTTTGACCTTGTGCATACATCATTCTTTTATCAATCATTATCGTCTTCCTCCAGAATGTATATCTAGCCTAAAAGTTCCTAATTTCCAACTAGTATTTATAGCCGTATTAGATATTGTAAGAGCTATAGCTCTTGCCCTTGCTCGTGTATCAACTTTTGTTGTACTGCTTGCTACTGTAAAAGGTCCAAGGGATGAACTAGAAGCTGTATCATTTGGATAATCTCTTAAATCTAGTTGTATAATAGCATCTCCTTGTTGAGATATAAAATCAGGAATAATTCTACTAACTCTCATTATGTTTTCACCATCACCTCTAAGATCAGCCATGTTTGTAGCTGCTCCTCTTACAACTTTTTGTGTAATATCATAATCTCCAGAAGTAATATTAGCCGGGATAGCTGTAGTTGCTCCATCTCTTAATTGATTAACTCCTGTTTCGTGTTCATAATAATATGTAACACCTTCTGTGTTTCCTTGCACATCAAAAGAAATGTCTGTGTCTGAATCGTATTGAGTTGCGTGAGGTAAACCAAATACAGCAGAGTCTTCCCATGTTGTTCTAGGAAATAAACTACTATCATTTGTAAACCATATAGGTCTCTTAGCCGTTGAATCTAGATAACTATACACAACTGCTCTATTAACATTGTTAGATGTAGCGGATGGATAGAACCATATAACTTCACCAAACAAATTATTTATACCAGCATAAACTAATTGATTAGATGTAGTATTAAGATCATCGTAAACAAAATCCTCAACTAAACAATCCATAGATTCTAGTTTACCGGTGTATCTAAAGAAACCATTATCAGACATCCAATAAGCTGCACCATCAACTTCTACAGCTGCGTTCATACCAATCAATCCACAGTTAGTACCAACTTGTTCAAAAGCAAATGTAAAAGGAGTTCCAACAAATCTCATGGTAAATAAAGAAGTGTCTGTCCAAACGTAAATTGCATTTCTACCTAATTTACTACCCATGATCCGTGATCCAGCGGCCAATCTTTGTGTACCAGCAGTATTCTCTGCTGTAGGTGTATAGTCATTAATATTTTCTTGAGAAGAAAATCTTATAAACATATCATCTTGTGTGGTTTTATCACCTATAGTTGTTTCTGTTCCAAAAAATACTAAATGACGATCAGGTGTTGACACCACCATATCACGTGACGCTGTAGGTGCACCGGTTATAATAATTGCTCTAACAGCTGTTGCATTAGCTGCATCACCATTCCATTGAAAACATTCTCCGTTATGTATTAATGCTATTAATGTTGATCCTAAGTTGTCTAAGGACCATAAACCAGGATCTGTTATTGAATCAGTGTTGTCTGCAGCAGAACCCCATCCTGTCCAACTGGATGTATCAGTTACTGTCTCTCCGCTAGAGTGAGATGCGTTCGTAGTTCCTCTAACATTTCTAGTAATACCTGTTAAATTATTTCCTGACACACCTGTGTAAGAAATTTCTTCTGTTCCAACTTGAATAAAATTTGTACCGGTAGTTGGAAATCCTGTTGTGCTAGTTAATGTAATATCTGTTCCAGATCCGCCTGTACCAAATGCATTAGCACTTAATGATCCGTTTAAAGTTGTTGTTAATGATCCTAATATATTTCCACCATATAGAGATGTACCGTATCCATAAGAACCTAATTGTTCTGCGGGTCCAACACTGTAATACCTAAAATAAGTAATACCTCCAGAAGTAGAAGCTCCACTACCTGTTTCGTTACTAGGCATTGTAATTGTAAAATTGTTAGCATCTACAATAGATGTAACCATAAATTTTTTTTCTGCAAAATCAGAAGCTCCAAAATTAGAGTTAGTAATAGCACTGAATGTAGATGCAATACCAAATAAAACTATGTCTCCTGCTTTAAACCCATTTGAAGATGCGGTTATAGTAACTGTTGGCGATCCAGTAGTTGTGCTAAATGCACTTGTGATTGCTGTTCCTGATGGATTAACTAAAGGATGTATGTCATAATACACACCACCAGAATATATATATAAAATCCTGTTTGTTCCTATGGCAGCAAATTTAATAGAATCTTGATTAACAAAATGATGTAAACCTCTTGCAGCACCTGTTAATTTATCTAGTCCTAATTGAGACCATCCACCTATTTTTTCAGGTGTACCATATCTAAAACGTACATTTTCGCCGTCTGTCCACTGAGATTCGGCACCTGTTGCTGTAACTTGTTTATTGAATCCTGGTAAAAAACCTAATTTTTGTAACATAAAAACCTTTGAAATATTTAAATTGTGTTATATATTAAATGTATAAAGAATGAAAGAGCAATATTTATGAGTAATTTTAGTCCAAGCGTTTGCAAAGATCATTTTTTTAATGATCCACATAAGATAATTGAACTTATTGATCAAATTGAATTTAAACCAACAAAGTATATTTCTGGAAAAAGAAGCGATTTCTTGCATGTAATTAATAAACCTTTACATGATTATGTTAATAAAAAAATAATTGATATTTATTATTCAAATAAAGATAAAAATTTTTCAGCTTATAGTTATTTTCAAAAAAGTGATCCAGACAAAAATGATGGTTGGGTTCATCCAGATATAGACTCATCATTAACAGCTATTATTTATTTAACTCCAGGAGACACTGCAGGAACTTCTATATTTAATTTAAAAGAAGAATTTACACTTCCTGATTGGAATGTGAATCATTTTCAAAAATATAAATATTTTGAAAACAAAGAAACTTATACCGACGAACATAAAAAAATAGTGCTTGATTACAAAATTAAACACAATAAAAATTTTAATAAAACAATACACTATGATGGAAAATTTAATAGAATGATTTGTTTTGATTCAAAACAATTTCACGCAGCAGAAGTTTGTACCAGTGAAAGATTGATTTTAATTACGTTTATAAGTAATATATCTAATGTATAAAGAATAAAATGAAAGATCACTTAGAAGCAATTGTTGAAATAAAAAATATGGTTTGTCCTAATTTTATAAATAGAATTATACCTTTAATAAATCATAAAGCTAAAGAAAATTTAACGATTGGTTATGGTTTAGATACAAATACAAGAAATGTAAAAGGCTATAGTTTATCTTTAGAAATACCGACAGATTTATTTTACTGGAATTATATAAAACAAGAAATGGAAAGACTTTATACTTATTACAAAATAAAATTTCCTATAATAGACGAATCACAAATAAGTCAAATAGATTTGTTAAAATATAATGTTGGCGGAAAGTATGAAATTCACACAGATCATGCTCCTGATTCTGCAAGACTTTTAAGTTTTATTATAAATTTAAATGATGATTATGAAGGCGGAGATTTAATTTTTACAGATCAAAAAAAGAAAGAAATTAAAAGATTAAAACTTAGCAAAGGTTCAATTGTATTTTTTCCAAGTAATTTTATGTATCCTCATGGTATTGAACCAATTACGAAAGGAACAAGGTATAGTATAGTTTCATGGATGCAGTAAATTATAAATTAATAAAAAATTTTTTTTCAGAAAAAGAATTAGAGGTGCTTAAAAAATATTGTTATAATAGGTTAGATCATAATAAAGATTATGAAATTGATGAATCTTTTTCTCCATCTTGGTACCGTGATCCATTAATGACAGCTTTGTTAGATGTTAAATTACCAAGTGTTGAAAAAGAATCTAATTTAAAATTATTTCCTACCTATGCTTATTGGAGATATTATGTGTTTGGTGCAACTTTAAAAAAACATGTTGATAGACCTGCTTGTGAAATAAGTGTAACTGCTTGTATTAAAAAATATGATAATTGGCCTATTATTGTTAAAGATACTTCTTTTGAATTAGAAGAAGGTGATGCAGTTTTGTATGCAGGATGTGATCAAAAACACGGAAGACCTGGGATATATAAAGGTGATGGTATGGCCCAAATATTTTTACACTATGTAAATCAAAATGGTATTAATAGTAAACATGCTTATGATAAAAACAACAAGACAACAAAAGGAGTGCGAGGATAACAAATGGAAAAAATAGTTGAGTTAGGTGGTAATTTTATTGGAATATATGACAATTACATTACCAAAGAAGAGTGTGATAACGCAATAAAACTATATGATGATCAAACAAATTTTAATAACACTGTAAGTAGAATTGGTGGAGAAGGATCTTCTGTTTTACAAAAACAAGATCAACAATATTTTGCAAATGCAGGGTGTGTAAACGTTTGGTGGGAAACATTAAAACCTTTAATGTTTAATTACGATCTTGCTTGGAGACATTACATAGAACAAACAGGAGCTAGCGAATGTTACAACAATCAATTTCATTACACGAGTTTAAAAATACAAAAAACATTTCCTACAGAAGGTTATCATGTTTGGCATATTGAACACGGTCAAGGATTTGATAACGAACCTAGAGCTTTTGTTTTTTCAATATATTTAAATGATATTGAAGACGGTGGAGAAACTGAATTTTTACATTTTTCAAAAAGAGTAAAACCTAAAACAGGTAGAATAGTTATTTGGCCAGCAGGTTTTCCTTATCTACATAGAGGTAATCCACCATTGTCTGGTACAAAATATATTTTAACTTCTTGGATGCTGGTTAGATGATTAGTTTTTTAAATAAAAACAATAAATTAGAAGAAACTAAAAGTAGTATTACTGCTACTTATCCTAGAACTGTAGATATAATTTTTGGTCATTACCCCTATTTAGATGTAGTTAATAATCTAATTATAGAAATTAAAAATAATTTAGATTTAGAAATGCAAAATTATACCAATGTAAAAGGAGGTATGACAGATTGGAATTATTTTATCGATAAACCTTTATTTAAAGATTTTTTAATTTATTTAATAAATAAACATCAAACAACACGTCCCGACATATTTGAATATTTTTTAGAAAAATTTGTAATTAGTAATGCTTGGGGAAATGAAATAAAAAAAGGAGATTCATTAGATTTTCACATTCATCACTGTTTGCATGGTGTTTTATATTTAACTAAAGGTTGTGATTTAATTTTACCAGAATTAAATTTAAAAATAACTCCTGAACCCGGAGATTATTATATATTTCCTCCTGAACTATCACATGGATTTGATAAGTATGAAGGAGAAACAAATAGATACAGTTTAATCTTTAATGTAGAACAAGGACAGGGTTTTAATTTTAAGAAAAAAATAGATTATCTTACTGAGAAGAATACGAAGTAGGTCTTGCACCTATTCTTGCAATTTTTTCAGCCTCGGTTTCACCATCAACATTTTCATTGTCCCAATCAGCTTGTAGTTTAGCTAAGTGAGCTGAATCCCATTTAGTAATAAATTGATTAATGTCGCCTAAGTTAGCATCTTCCCAACTACAATGAGCAGTTGAATCTCTATGTTCTACTTGGTCAGAAGTATTAGATGTTCCGTGTTGAACAGCCCAAATGTTAGACCATTTAGAATCACTCCAAAAAGAGTCATCAGAAATTACATAACCAATACCTTCAGAAGCACCTTCCGCGTAGTTTTTAATAACACATTTGTCATCAAATACTATTGTCCAATTCGCGTTTGTTGCCATATTATTTCTCCTAAGTTTTAATTATATAAATTATTGTTAAATAAGGTTGTAATACAGAAGGGTTTGCCGTACCTCCTGAAAAACTACTTGTACTTGAGCTTGAGCTTGAACTTGAGCTTGAAGCGTTACCACTACCAGAAAAATTGGCACTCATATTATGAGAGTGACCTTGACCCGAACCTGCGTTATTCAACGGTAATGAAGCTGGGTTATTTACTGCGTTAGGATTTAATCTACCATAACTTGTACCTTGTTGTCCAAGTTGAAAACCATGCGATTGTGCAGTCGGCGTGTGAGTGTGTGATGCTAATTGTGCTGTTGATAAAGTAGCATTGGCTGTTGAACCTGCTACGTTACCTGTAACGTTAATGTTTGTGGTTGTGCTCGTATTTGTGTTTGTGCTTGTAGAAATGTTTCCAGAAGACGCCACTGCTACAGTATCTGCTCCACCAGTTGAAGCTAAAGCTTTGTTATTTGATTTTCCAATTGGTACATTATTTTGTAAATCAGGTAAACCAAATGTTGTAGATCCATTACCTGCACCATAAGTAGTACCTACAATTGCAAATAATGCAGAGTAAGTTGATCTTGAAACGGTTGCACCATTACATTCTAAAAAACCTGTTGGTAGCGATGCTGCAGACCACGGCACAATAGTACCTGTAGCCGTACCTTCAATACCTGTAAGGTCTGATCCATCAAAATTATATTTAGTTGCTTCGTAATTTGCCATATTATTTCTCCGTATAAGTCCATCCTACATCTGAACCAGAAAAAACTAATCCGAATGCTGCACCCTCAGTATTGACTACCAAGTCGGCGCTTGTATTTGCTATTTTAGAACTATTTCTTCCAACAGTCAATGCGTTAGAATCAAAAGTATATCTAGAATCTACAAAATTTACTGTGTCACCATTAGCTGGCGATGCTGGAAGTGTTATTGTAACTGCTCCACTATTTGTATCGACAAAAAGTTGAGCACCTGCTTGAATTGTTTCTGACGCAGTTACAGTTCTCCAATATCTAGTTTCATGGTCTTTAATCATATTAGTTCCATCAGAGTGACAAATATAATTATTGCCCTCACATAATAAGAAACCTGAAGCACTTGTAACTTTAAAAGTTAAAGTATACCCTGCATGATTAGTCCCATCTATTATATTAAATACTTTTTCTATACTTGCTGGAAAATTTACTGTTCTGTTTGCGGCTAAAGTTCCAGTAAACTTTAAAGTCATGTTTCTTGCATTTGAAATCGTAGCGTCATCCATTGCAAGGGTAACATCTCCAGATGCAACGTCTATTGCTTGAAAACCTGCAACGGATTGTTGAACAAGGTTTAAATTATTATTTGTTTTTGTGCCCCATGTACCAGCGTTTTCACCGGTTGCCATTAGCTCTAATTTTAAATCTGAAGAAAAACTTGATGCCATTATTTATATTCCTTATTTTTGTTATTTATATTGTTTATTTAGTTTTAAGTCAAACATAATTATGCAGGTGTTTTAATTGTGTATCCTGTGCTAGTTTTAGGTGTTAATGTTCCATAATATTTAAGAATTAATCCTGTATCGTCGACACTAGAAGTTGCTTGTACTCCTGTTAAACCCATTACATCAGCAGGTAAAATAGATCCTGTACTCGCAGTTGATGACACTCCTGTTAACGGTACTCCTATTCCAGAAACCAAAGCTCCTACAGAAGATGTTGTTGATAATCCAGTTAACGGAACTCCTATTTCAGTAACCAGAGATCCTACACTAGAAGTCGCTTGTACTCCTGTTAAACCCATTACATCAGCAGGTAAAATCGAACCTACTGCAGAAGTTGTTGATTGACCAGTCAGTAATGCTTCTTCGTTTGATACAACGTTTACTGATCCAACTGCAGAAGTTGATAGTACACCAGCTGGAGTTACTTCTTTTCCAGTAAATAAAATTAAACCACCTAGAGAAACAGTTGCTGATTGACCTGTTGGCGTTAATGAAAGACTAGTTGTTGGAGATAATGACCCAACTGTAGAAGTTGTTGAAAGTCCAGTTAGACCTACTGTCATATCATCTATAGAACCTATAGAACCTAATGCAGAAGTTGCTAATTGTCCTGTAGGTGTCAGTGAAAGACTAGTTGTTGGAGATAATGAACCAACTGCAGAAGTTGTTGAAAGTCCAGTTAGACCCACTGTCATAGCATCTATAGAACCCAATGAACCCAATGAAGAAGTTGTAGCTAAACCTGAAAGAGTAACATCAAGAGCAGACTCACCCCAGTTTTCAGCTCCCCAAGTATCTTGGCCCCAACCTGCTGTTTGTTCAACGCTGGTTGTAATTGAACCTGTTGAAGTTGATGATTGTAAACCGGTTAAAGTTAAATCAATGTTTAATATAATATCAATTGTAGTTGAACCTACTGAAGATGCTGATTGTACACCTGTTAAAGGAACTGTAATAGTTTGATCAGCTATAGCAGTACCAACACTAGAAGTTGATTGTACACCTGTTAGTCCCATGACAACAGCTGCAGGTGAAATTGAACCTACTGAAGATGTTGACTGAACACCTGTTAAAGATACATCAACGTCGGCTTGATCGCCCCATTGGTTTTGACCCCAGGTGGTTCCGGATTGATTCCAAGTGTTAGACATAAGGTTTTAACCTTATGCTATACGAAGAATAGCGTTAGATGCGTCTGCTGCTGGAAACTCAATTGTAAAAGTTCCGTTTGTTACAACTTTATCTCCACCAAATGCGATTGCACAAACTGCTCTATCAGCATTTGTATCGTTGTATATTAAACAACCATTAGCTGTAAATGAAGCTGATGAAAAAGATACATTTGCAAAATCACAACACGCTGTATCAGTAGATAAAGCAGGTGTTACACTTGTAAGTGCTATACCACCAGCTGAATAAGCAGATCCTGCTGTGTTAGAAATTTCGTTTGTTGAACTGTAAGCTGTTGTTGATTTATTTAAAGTAGCACTACTTGTGTACAATGCTAGTTTAAAACTGTTTCCAGACGACGCTGTAAAGTTATGTAACGCTTGTAAAACTTCTGCTTTAAAACTGTTACATACTGCTGATGTTATTGCCATAATGTTTTTCTCCTAATTTTATTGAGGCGGTGACTCGATTGGAATTCTTAATGTACCATCCGTGTAATCGTCTCGTCTTCTTCTTCCAAGTTGCATCGCTGCAAACTTTTGTAGTTCGGTTTTATACTTATTTTCATATAGTGTCAACATATCTGTTGGACCTTTTAAAAACATAAATGCCTCTACTAAACATGCATATAATAGACCTTGAGGAAAATAGTTACTTACATATGTTCCAGCTGTATTAGTCTCTAAACCAATTGGCATTGCATTGTAGTGTATAATATATTGATAATTTTGATCTGGTGTAGGAGCAACAAATAAAGCACCTGAAGTAGCTGTGCTAGTTCCTGTTGTAGCACCACCAAACATAGAATAGTATTTAGGTAATCCTTTAACATTTTGACCTGTAGCACCACCGGAAGGCCCCGTTGCTTCTCCTACGTACTCTGTAATAAAAGTTTGATCACGTCTTTCTAACCAAAAACCCTGGTCTGTAGTAGCTGCTGTAGAATTAAAAACTTGAACTCCTCTTATAAATAAAGCTTTTGTAGGAACTGTAATGCTATTAAAATTTTGTGCAAATTGTGCTTGTGCCATAATTCTATCAGAATCCATAGGACAATCTAAATTAATCCTATGTTCTGCATTTTCTAAAAATCTATTTATAACTGTAGCAGTAAATACATTAGAATCTACTTCTGTATAGTTTCTAATATCTGTTGTTAATTCTGAATATGTGTAACCAGCCATAATTAACCTCTATCATTTACGGGTCCAATTGTACACTGAAAACCGCCTCCTGTTGCTGTGCTTCCAGCATTAGATACTAA